GTTTCTCAAATGTACTTCGATTAGTTTTCCACCTATGTATTCGCAGTTTAACCATTCATACTTGGTACCAAGATTGCGTAGCATTAAAGGTAATACTATTTGAGTCTCTCTACGTATCCATTCTTTCCAATGTGTAAGAGTATCAGTAGGTTTTATTCCTTCTACACATAAACTTTGTGACCCCCATTGATAGTCGACACTTAGGTGTATACCTTCAAACCACTCGCACCAAAAGTATCCAACAGGCAAATGTGTAGTTCCTTTATCCAACCATACTTTACTTGCACCTAGTCCTAATCCTAAAATGTTAACACAAGGACGCACTATGTACACACCAGGTGTAGTAACATCTTGCCCAACTGGTCCGCAGTTGTATCCTAGTTTACGTGACAGTATTAGTTTGTCCATAACCCAAATATCATTTGGATCGACGGTACGCCACACTATATCTTCTGGGTGATCATCCAAAATTGTTGTTTAACCATTGTTCTAAATCACCAGTGAGATTTGCCATCATTGCTTCCTGTGAACCAAAAAAGCTCAAACGTTTTCTGCCATAGTAGTATGGAAAGTTAAGTTTGCGATCTAAGCCAAGTATGATACGTTTGTTTTTACGTGCAAAGTTTTCTGGTAACACAAAATCCCAATATTCAAATTTGAGATCTTTCACAATTTTAAAACCAGTTGAAGTTAACCGCATACCGCCATTATCTCGTATGTTGTACCACCAAGAATGTAGGGCTGTTTTGTAATCGATTGCACGTTCTGTTGAACCGTCATAGTGCAATGCTATAAAGGTTCGAGTAAGTTGTTCTTTTTTACTTCGCATTAGGGTACACTTGTTCACCCTTGTGTAGCAACACTACACTAAACTTTTCAGTTTTAAATTGTGTGTTTAATTTTTTTGCTAAACTAATGGCATGCCCTGGGTTAGAAAAGCTGACCTTCTTGTACTTTGGTCCAGGATATTGCACCAGCATGTTTGATGTCTTTAGATTAATAGGCGAGCCTTCAAAATACACTGCCCAAATGCCTGTACTGGCAATAACCTGTTCTGTTTTGTAGGTTGCTTTGTCTGTAACTTCTACTAATATAGTTGGTTTTGGTCTACTCATGTTATTATCTCCACAGTTATTTACCATAAACTGCGTAGATAATGTGGTTAACTGCTTAGTTAACTACCAATTTCCACCATCAACTTCGATTGTTTGAGGAGTGTCTTCTACAGGATTAGATTGTAAAAGCCTTAGGTCTAACATTAATTTTGTAATATCACCATGCAAGTTTTTTGCGTCTTGCATGTTCCATACAAAATCCTGTGCACCAGTTGCTTCGCATTGTGCAACACGATCAATAAACTTTCTAATGTATAGTCCACTCATTTGTAGTAAAAACCATCTGCTTCTTTAACTGGCCCAACATAGCCATACCGTTCAAGTAGTATTAGTTTTGGACAAAACACTATTTTTGTCTTACGTCCAATGGTTAACATGTAGTAACCAGCCGCATACCAACTCTTGGATTTTTTTTCTTTTGTATATATAGGAAGACGTGTATGAATGTTATAAACGCTATTGAAAGGCTTACAATCAGTTGGAAAGTTGTTTACTTGATTTTCAGGATATTTTATACGTTCTTTACCATCTTCAAAGTCTATTTTAGTTACATCACGTAAACTTTTGATTGTTTTGAATCTAGCATTTCCTTGTTGAGTTGTAACGAAGTAACCCTTGTTGTCTTTTTCAACAGATCCAATCTTCTTCTCGTCTTGTTTAATAACCCAAAACTTTCCGTTTACAATTGGTCTTGCTATGGTTTCACTCATTGCTTTAATGCTCCTGTATATGTTTGATTTAACCAGCGGCCATACTGTTCTGCATGTTCACTTAATCGATTCAAGTCGTATTTACCGCAGAATTTAAGGAACTTTGAACCTACTTGTCCTACGTCTTTATTGCTTAGTTGTTCATGTATGAACTTGTCAACCCTGTCTTTTATCTCTTCAGGTTGTTGTGTAAGATCAATCAACTGTTTGTTTCTGTTGTAGTCATCTAACACTCTATGTTCTTTGTCCTCATGATCAGTCCAACGTTGTAGCATCATGTTGTTCCAAGCATAGCCTTTAGCATGTCTATCTGCATATGCTTCTAGTAATCCTACTTTGTTCTTAGTGCCTTTCTTACGTACACCAGGAAATGCACTGAACACATTATCGCTACTGTCACCTCGCATGCACTTCTCAAACAACAAGTATTCAGGATCACCTAACAGTTTAGGTTCTTTTGTTTTCTTATCTATAACCTGCTTGCCCTTAGCATCAAATATACCTTCTAGTGTAATCAAGTTATCAGTAATACCATTAAACTGTGTTACGTTTTCTGTAATCAACTGATAAAAGTCACTGTCGCTACTGATGATAACATGCTCATCTTCTGGATGTAGTGCAATAAAACGTGCAATTAGATCATCTGCTTCTGCATCACCATCTCGTAACACACTGCAATTAGTTTTTTCACGTAGGTATTGATTAAAGTCATCAAACGTTTCCCAAAACAGTTTTTCTTCTTCTTGTTCACGTTCAGATAGTGCGGCTCTTGCTTCGCTTCTATTAGCCTTGTATGGCTTGTAGTAATCCTTACGCCAACTACGACCTTCTAAACAAAACACAACATGATCAGCATCAAACTTCTTTACTACTTTGTTGATAGCAGCCATGCTTATGTGCAGTGCATAACCAACTTTCTCCCATGGGTCACTTGCACGAAAGGCAACGTGTCTTGCACGAAAAAACATATTAGCAGTGTCAATCAATAGATACTTCATAGCAATCCTTTTGTTAATAATACATGTATTATAACATTATATGCTATGATTGTCAACCTTACAATAGGTCTACGTCTATTGTACCACCTTGTTCTAGTTTTTTCAATGTGTTGTCACTTGGCGTGCCAGTTAGTCTCAATGTATATCTTTTGAATCGGCTAGCATTTCCGCTTGCATGAGGAATATTATCGTCAAAAATTAAAGCATCTCCTGCTTTCCATTGTGCAACTGCTTGTGTACCCCATTGTAGCATCTGTCCAAACTCCCAATCTTGTAAGTGTACAAGCAGTCTTATAACATTGCCTTGTCTAAAGCCTTGACTGTGTCCACAATGGCAATCTACATGCCACAATTGATAGTCGCCGATGTTTTTTTCTAAGATTATAGGTTGCACATCATCAGTAAACTCAAACCATTCTACTATTTTACACAATGTCGGGTGTTTATCAGTTTTCACAGTTTCTTTATAACCACCGTGTGTCATTGAACCTATTTCATTGTTGAGGTACCAACTTGCAAGTGATGCCGCCTTTGCACTGTTTTTAGGAAGTGCTTTTGATTTTTCTCTTATAAAGGGCAAAACTTCTTGCATTACGTTGTCAATTGCTTTTCCTCTAAACTTTAATTTTAGATTTACAACGTCGTCTAATGTTTCTTTTGCAAATTTATCGAAAGCATAATTTGAAAATTGATCTGTGTAATCATAGTAACTATCGTATTCTAGCACAGGATGTTCGATGGCATCAGGATGGTCTGCAGGTAAATTATCTTTTAATTCACCTTGGTATTCTTTTCCCATAGGTTGTTCTCCTCATATGGAATGTAGTTGTGCCCCTACAATTACTTATCTATATTAATTTGTTGTCAACTATATATTTTGTTAAAAATTGTGCCCATGTTCTATGCCCATCAACTCCGTAATGATAACTAGTAGGACTTACAGTTTCGCACTTTGTACCAACAACATCATTAAATGATGTTTCGCCATAAGGATCAATATAACTAGTGCCCCATTGCATTTTGGTTTTTATTTTACTGAAGTTATTATTCCCATTGAAAAATATATGTTTAATTTTCTTTTTGTTAAGTATCTGATGAAAATTCCATAACTTTGTATGTGCGTCTTTGGTTTTCTTTTGCCAGTCTATACCTGCAACGTATTCCTTGTATTTTTCTTCATGGCTTTTAGGCACATGGTCTGTGCCACTGGCATTAATCTGATAGTATGTGCCATTGATTAGCCATTCTTCTCGCTCCCAAGTACTCCATTGGATAATCATAAATGTACGGTATAATTCATGTTCAAATTTTTCCATCCATTGTTTGGTTGTTCTAATGATACGGTCATTTGAACTAGCACTTTCAGCATCACATATCAAACCACAACTGAGCCTATTGCTGAGTA